ACAGACTCGTTCTTCTCCCGAAGAAAAATCTTGGAATAGTACCGCGCCTCCATTTTGCTCAATACGTTCCAGATAGTTGATACGCTCCCATGGGTTTGATACTCGTGTGACTCCATTAGGGTCGCGTTCCTCCTCGTAGCACAGCAGTGGGATTGTCAATGTTCGTGACCGTAGCGGTGCTGGTAGAGCACGACACTGCCACTCTTCAACCTTTGGTCCAACTGTTGCATCAGATGTGCTTCGAGATATCGTCAAAGAAATCTCAAAATGGTCAGATGGTTGCAGACCAGCGGACAACTGAAACTCAGTAAGACCAGACAGTGGGATAGCTTCGATGGCTTGAGTTTGACCCTCTTGGTCATAGACACTAAAACCAACAACACCATCAGTTCCTTCGGTGCGGACCGCAAGAGATACTGGTTGCTTCTTTTCAGCAGTACCCCAACGAACCCATCCAGACTTGATTGTCCCAGATGTGGCTAGGTTAGTTGCATGTTCAATCCATACACCAGATGCTCCAACCATAAACTTACGAGAAGATACACCTATAAAACAAACACCGACAACGTCGGATGAATCTGTTTCCAGGTCTGATGCGTAGGCATAGCCATTATCAATAGCTTGACCAAGGTCTATTCTCCATAGACCTTTCTTGTTTCCAATCGCATAGTTCCTAGTTGCGTAAACAAACCTATTAGTAAAGGCAACATCTTGTACATCACCAGTGACATTGAGTGGTCCATAAGTAAAGCTAAGACCATCGGATGATTGTTCGCCAACACGTATGCCAGCCGTGGTAGCCATTACCACGAACTCGTTTAGGTATGTGCGAATCTGATGGAGCGTCTCACCTCGTGGTAGTTCTGCAATAACAATCGGGTCTTTGATTGCAGCTAATGGGGACGCTGTGTCTATGGCAAATGACAACACACGGCTGATAGCACCAAGCGTATAACCAACAATGATGGCGCTGTTTAGTTCACCGACAGAGTTCCATACCAGATTTGCGTCTTTGAACGTGTACCGCTCTTCTGTATTGCCAATAGTAGTTGGTGTAGATGATGGGAACCGAGATAACTCATAGACTACGCACTGTGTGCTGTCCTCTTTGACACCAATAACAATACGGTCTTTGACGAATCCGATTGCCTGAACAGTAAAGTTGGTTACACCGTTTGGCTTAGCCCAAATCTTAGAAACAGTCATCGACGTACTGACCGTATAGATACCATCGCTTGAACCGACGATGGCATTATTGCCATCGCTGGCAAGAACTTGTGCGGTTACAGATGTGTTGAGAGATGTGGACGTGGCTGTATTAGTGGAGCCGTTATAGAAATAAACATTGCCACCTTGGATATAGAAAGCACCACCGTTGACGGTTGCAGGTTTAGCAGTAATAGCAGTTGTCGAGAACTGTGTGGTGGCAGGAAGTAACTTTATGGAACCTGTATCCGAGAACACGTCAAGGTTATTTGACTCATAGAATCGGTATAGGTCCGATGCTTCAGCATCGTAGTATCGTTCACCAGCACCATGATGCCAGGATGTGGCAGACCGAAGCCACCAGTTAGATAGCGACTGCTCACCAGCAGTAGCGCTCTGGTCGATACGCTCCTTCTGATAGGTAGTCGTTATGCGACTGAGTCTGTTCTGGTCTGACGCAGCAGACAACCATGGCGTATTACCGATGGCATAGCTTGCAGCAAAGTCCTCACGGTTGTACTTGACAAGCGCGGTAGGGATTGCCTGGCTAAGGATAATCGGTAGGTCGCCAACAAGTTCCTTGTTGTTAGTTGCCACGGTTTACCTCTACTTCTTTGGGCAGTGCTGACAGCACTTAGATGTGTCTTCCTTGATTACCTTCTTGTCAGGCAGCACAGAAACTGCAGCCTTCAGTTGGTTGCGAAGCTTGGGTTGATTCATCCACCAGAACCAAGGCGAAGTATCGTCACCATGACCACTGTTGATAGAAACGTGTAGATGCTTGGTGTGAGGGTTGCTACCAGTATAAGGGCGATTTCCAGAGCGAGCCTTGTCCCTTGACCAAATCTTCTTGTTGAAGATGAGGTACTTGACTCGTTTGTCTTCCTTGAGCTTCTCGAATATATCCGCACAGTCGACCCCATTCTCAGGGTCATGCGTCAAATCGACGGCATGCCCAGTGTTGTGGTCGCTATCAGGACTTGCTTTGAGATGAGCAGCAGAAGGTAGCAGTCCATCGCTCGCCTTCATACGCTTCGGAGCAAGAGCAGTTGCCTGTCGCAACATTGCGATGGCAGCAGGTGTGGCTTTCTTGGTTACAGGTTTCATTCATTTCCTCAACGCTTCCTTCACCAGTTCGGTTAGAAACTCCACCTTCTGTTCTAACTGGTTTACTTTATCTTTGATACTAGAGCCACCGTTCGGCTTGAGTTCAGCAAGGTAGTGCTTGACTAACCAACGAACGGAGCCAGCAAAGCTGGCGACCAATGCCGATACTGCGACAGCAATACCAGCCCATTCGTTGGGTGTCATTACTTCTTCTTTCCGAACGCGTGGTCAGAGGTGTCTAAAGCTCTGAGCAAAACGGGCAGCACTGCCACGATTCCTGCCGTGACGATTGCCTTGAGTCCTTCGATGTCAAGCGTGAAGATATCTCCACCAGTAGCAACAAAAGCAGCAAGGGCAGCGCCGACAAAGTGGCGAGCGTAGCTTTTGACAGCAGCAAAAGTTTTTTCATTCATTCATATCTCCTAGTTGTTTGGTCTTGTTATTTCAATCCACTGTTGGTTTGGTTCAAACCAGGCATAAGACTTTGGATTTTCTGGGTCAAATGCTGGATAAGGAACTGGTGGTTCCCATTGACACGTAGACTCATTTAGAATCCATGAATCCCATGGCTGTGGCGCGATAAAAGCATCACGACCTGCATCATAAGTAAACCCAATACCAGCATAGTTTTTACGGAATGTTCCGTTATAGGAAGTTTGTTTCCATTTGTCATGACCGTGTAATCCAGTCAAGAAATCAATACCTGCTTGTTCTGACTCAGCACCGTCTACGGTGATGACATCATTGTTCACAACATGAACAGCAAGGACAATATTATTGTCATTTAGTTTTGCGAAGTGTGCCATATATTCTCCTTAGAATGTGATTGAGCCATCGCCTGTAAACTTGTAATAAATAAACCCACCGTCTACATGTGTTGATGGAGAACCAGTGGTTGATGCTGCATACCTTAGGGAACGAATAAGAACTATTCCAGAACCGCCACCAGCAGATGTAGCGGGATTTCCATTTCCGCCACCACCTCCGCCACCAGTGTTAGCTGTTCCTGCTGTTGGTTGAGTTGTATTTGGTCCACCACCAGTACCTCCACCACCAAGACCACCAGCTCCTCCAGCTACTCCCCAACCTGTACCACCACCGCCCCCACCTGCAAAATAATAAGTACCACTTACATTTTGACCAGATGAAGTAGCAGCACCCCAGGTTGAAAATGCTGTTGTTCCGTTACCGCCACCAGCTTGATTTGAGTTTGAAGTTCCAGCAGCTCCAGCGCCACCTCCACCACCACCAGAACCTGGAGATGCTCCCTTACCTTGACCTCCAGAGTTACCATAAAACGCTGTTGCACCTGTACCAGTTTGAGTTGATGCTGCTCCAGGTTGAGAGTTTTCTTGACCACCACCGCCACCAGAACCACCAGTTTTAGCATTGTTCACATTTCCAGCACCACCACCGCCACCACCCAATCCTGCAGCAAGGGAACCAAATGATGAGTTAGTGCCAGGATTACCAAAAGTTTGTCCACCACCAGCTCCACCACCGCCAACTGTTACAGTGTAAGTGACCGACCTTGATAACGCTTGTCCTTCAAAATAAATAACACCGCCAGCTCCGCCTCCACCACCGCCATCCCATCCACCAGCAGCACCGCCACCAGTTACAAGAATATCGGCTGAAATATTTTGGTCCCAAAACCTAGATGATTTAGTTCCACTTTTGATAGAAGATATAGAAAACTTTCTGATAGCCATTAGTACGTAATACTCCCATCACCGTTGAACTGATAAATATGATATGAACCAGAAGTTGTATATGCAGGTGAACCAGTTGTGGATGATGCTGCCTGTAAAGCTCTAATAATGACTACACCAGAACCACCGCCACCACCTGCTCCAGAGCCAGTTTCAGAACCTCCACCACCACCGCCACCGCGATTTTGTGTTCCAGCACCGCCAGTACCACTTGCTGCTCCAGCTCCACCACCGCCAGTACCACCACCAGTAGCGCCTTGCCCAGCAAGGCTGCTACCTATACCGCCACCGCCAGCATAAGTTACGCTGCTTCCAGTAATAGATACTGCTACTCCGTTACCACCTGCTGCAGCAGTTCCTCCAGCAGAACCCGCACCACCACCGCTTCCCGATGGATATGGGTTGCCTGTATTAGCTGCTCCACCATCATAACCTTGACCAGTTGTACCAAGACCAGCTGTTGCTGCGGAGTATTTACCACCGCCACCAGAACCACCAGCTCCACTTGGGTTTCTTCCACCACCAGTAGATGTAATGGTTGTTATACCACCTCCAGATATGGAAGAGTTTCCACCTTGTGTTCCGTATGAAGCTGTTCCACTTATCCCAGCTCCACCAGTTCCACCACCACCTACAGTGATTGTATAGGTATATCCTTTACGTAGATTTATAGCAGTTTCTAAAGCTCCACCTCGACCTGTTGCGGTAACAGTTGAACGAAGACCGCCTGCACCACCACCACCACCAGTATCAACGTTAGCTACACCACCACCTCCACCGCCACCTCCAGCGACAACAAGATAGTCAATGGAAAGTGTATCGAAAGTAGTTTGGTCCCAGAAGTTTTGGTATTTGGGAAACCCAGCACCAATGCGTGAGTCACTAAAACGAGATACAGCCATGGCGATATAGCCTTTCTAAAACTTAGAGTTCTGAACCGAATGCAGTAAAAGTAAGCGAGCTGGCTGCCGATGCGTATGTAACGATTACGTTGCCAGATGCTAGGGTGACTCCAAGCGTAAGCGCTGTAGAATCATTTGCTGCGATTGCTACATCGTATGCAAGATAGTGCGAATCTGCCAATGTAGTACCAGCGGTTGGCTTGATAGCCAAACGATAAGTACGTGCAGAAGTCGAACGATTAGCTACGACGATTGTCGACACAACTGCTGAAGAGCCAGAGGCTACCGTGTACAGAGTTTCAGCAGAGGTGGCAGCAGCAGCAAGTTGACCGAGTACTTTGTATGCCATTTATTTATGCTCCCATCAAGAGAAAAGGGTCTAAGCCACCAGAACCTACTTCTGATGCCTTTGCTAGTGGGATTCCACCAGCTGTAGAACCATCGTGTACCACGATAGTATCTTTGTCGGTGTCGACCGTAATCTCACCGACAAGTCCTGTAAATGAGGCGTGTTGCGCTGTAGTTCCACGCCGTAACTGCATTGCAAATGCTGGCATTGTTTATGCTCCCATCATCATAAAGATGTCCGTTAGTGGGTCTGTTGTAATGGTTGCCCATGATGCCGTTGAACCATCAGTTGTTAGATATTTTCCACCATTGCCTGTTTGTGAAGGAAGGCTTACTGGTGCTGCAGCCCATTGGACACCATACGTTGCAGTTGATGCTGCGGTAAGAATGAATCCATCTGTTCCTACGGCAAGCCTTGCTGCAGTGTCTGCAGCAGATGCAACAACGATGTCTCCCTTGGCATCAAAGATAGTTGCCTGGATTGCTGAAGCAGCAGCAGCTGCCGAGGCAGCAGCCGAGGATGCAGAGGTTGCAGCGCTTGACGCTGACGTTGCTGCACTGGTTGCACTTGTCGCTGCAGCCTGGGCGTGATACTTAGCTGAGTATTCTCCACCAGCTACTGGTCCGCTTGTTAGCGTTGCCCAGTCGTTTGCAAGAGCTGCTGAAGCAGAAGCACTTGATGCGCTTGTAGCAGCAGATGTAGCACTGGTCGCTGCGCTTGTTGCACTTGTTTGTGCAGACGCAGCAAGGGTTGCAATATTGAGATATGTGCTGGTTGTTGTATCAGTATCGGTAATCGAACCAAGGTCACGAAGGATACCAGCACCAGTTAGACCAATAACCGAGGTGTAACTATTAGCAGCACTCGTAGCAGAGGTAGCAGCACTTGATGCGCTGGTCGCTGCAGAGGTAGCAGATGTAGCAGCAGCAGATGCTGAGTTTGCAGCAGCGGTTGCATAACCAGCGATTGATGCTACAGAAGCAGTAGCCGTGGCTGCATCAGCAGCAGCGCTATTAGCGCTTGTCAATGCAGACGATGCTGATGTTTGGGCTGAGGTTGCCGATGTCGCTGCGCTAGTTGCTGACGTGGCAGCAGAGGTAGCAGATGTTGCTGCGTTGGTTGCAAATGTTTGAGCACTTGTAGCGCTAGTTGCTGCGCTTGTCGCACTGGTTGCTGCAGCGGAAGCTGAGTTGGCAGCCTGGGTTGCAGAGTTAGCAGCCGATGTTGCGGATGTAGCAGCAGAGGTTGCTGAGGTAGCAGCTGCTGCAGCGGATGCTGCTGCAGCGGTAGCAGACCCAGCGACTGCATCTACATAAGCTTTGGTAGCAGCCGAAGACGATGCTGTTGGCGCAGAAAGACCAGTGATAGATGCGCCAGTAATCGTACCGCCAGAAATGGTTGCGGTTGAAGTAAATGTTCCTGAGATGGTAGCGCCAGCGATTGTTGGGGAAGTAGTGAAGTTCTTCGCACCAGTAATGGTCTGAGCACCACCTGTGCCTACAATGTCTCCAGTGACACCGTGTGCAGAAGTTGCTGCTTCATGCGACCTAGAATCAGAGAAGTCGCGGGCAGACACACCATGCTCAACGGTTGCACCGATTGAGTGTGACTTGGCGCTGGTTCCGTCGATACCGCGAGTAGCGGTAAAGGTAGAACCAACCTTGGCTGTTACCTCAATGATTTCTTCGTTAGCAGTATCCTTGTCAAGAATCAATGTAAACGGATACTGGTTAGGAAAACCAGTCGCTGCAGCGAAGGAGAAGTTGGTGCTAGTTGTGCTTGAATCTACCGCACTAGATAAGGTGGTCTTTGCAGCAGTCGAGCTGTAATAGCGTGTAATGGACATGTATTACCTCGTATACTGGATAGTGTTCAGGAAGTTGGCTTGCTGCTTTGAGATTTCCTCTTGCAGGCGAACGGTGTAAAGCTGGAAGATGTACTTGGCTGTGGATGTAGATGCTCCAGCTTGGACTGGTGCGTCGAGTGCATCTGCCGAGACAGTTGTAGCGACGACCTTTCCAGGGTCCACTGTGGACAGCAGACGGTACATAGCACCAAGGCGCACCACGTCTTCACATGATGCTGGTAGACCGCTAACGGTCAACTCCTGGTTATCTGTGATTGTTGTAGGAAGCTTTGTGTACTGCACATTGACTGTGCGACCAGGCATAGGTGATTCCTTGAGAATCAAAGCCTGCTTGATGGACGCAGTATCTGCGTCGTAGTAGTTCTTGTCGACTCTGTAATGCTTGATAAGTTGCCATACACCAGTTGAGTCTGGTACATCCCATGAGATACCAACAATATCTTCTAATGCGTCTGGCAATATGTAGGAATAATCAGCACCATTGAATGTAAATGTATGGTACGTAATGCAAGGGAAGTTCATTCCCTTGATGGTTTCAAGTAATGCTCGCTTGACCTGGTTACGTGGGAAGATTGGGTTGTTTCTAACAACCGAGCCAGTGACGTGGCTTGTTGCCGTAGTCCCTCGCCATCCTCGACCAATCGCATTGCCAGTAGTTCCCAAAGCCTGGATGGTTCCAGTATTGGGAAACACCTTCTTGAGGTATACAAGTTCATCGTCAATCTCGACGATGCCCTTGCTGAGCGCTGATGGGTCATCCACCAGCATGGTCAAATCTCCTGCGGTGGTAGCGCTAGTGATGACGGTAACCGATTCTTGGTTCTTGACGTATGCGTTGACTTCACCAAGCGTCTGTTCTGTCAGTTGGTTGAGTGTTGCCATTATGCCTGCGCTGCCCTTCCGATAAGGTCAGATGCTCTGACCGCTTTCTGTATGTCTTTCATCCGTGTAGATGCGGGCTGTATTCCCTGCTTACGAGCGTCACGATAAGCGCTTAGCTCTCTGTCTGTGTTCTTGATTGCAGCAGCAATCGGGTCATTAGATATACCGATGTTGGATGCACGAGCACATTCGCCCCACGACTCATGGTCTTGAGTTGGGCAACCAGTTCTACACTTCGACAATGTACTCACCGTATCCTGCAGCAGTCAGTTCATCTGCTTCTGCATCTGTAATCGGGTTGTCATACCCACCGCGTAGAACGCGGTCATAGGTAGCCAACGTGCTGTCCTGCGGAGAAACTATGGTTGACCAAGCGCCATTCTTTTTGACTACGGTCTTACCCCATGGATAAGAAACAAACCATAAGTCATATTGACGACCAAGCTTGATTGTCATAGTCGGTCCACGAAATATCTTTGCCATTACCACTTAGCCTTGTCTGCCCAATACGCTGCCGACATAGGACCTTTGGCAATGTTCTTGGCGTGACGTGCTTTGAAACTTTGGCGACGCTGACGGTATGACTTGGTTTCTCCAGCTTTTTGGGGAGAACCGCTGACACCTTGCTGACCAAAGCGGATTGTCTTGACTTGGCTGCCAGATTTGGCGACGACTACATGGGACTTTGTTGGATGGCTAGGTGTGCGCTTTGGCTGATTGAAGCCAGATACGCCAGCTCTAGCGAGTCTTGGGTCTTTCTTTCCTGCCATATTCGCCATACTTTCCTAACACTTCTTGGATACGTCCATCTTTACGGAGGCGTACCACCATGCCGTCTTTTATCTGTATCGGGTTGAAGCCGTGATGCTTCTTCCGCTGACCCGATGACATTATTACTTGCCCATACCTGGAAACTTGTTCATCTTTACAGAAGGCTTGCGAGCTGGCTTAGTTGCAGTTCTCTTATCGAGTCTACGAATAGTTTCTTGGTGTTTCATCATTTCTTTCAATATCTTGCTGTTCGACATGCTTACTGGCTCAGCAGCCTTCTTAGCAACAGTCTTTTTTGCAGCAGCTTTCTTAGCAGCCTTGATTCCGCTGGTGGTGTATGGATACTTTTTTCCATTTACATTTGGCATTATTCGGTGTCCTTGTCTATAAAATCTGGTGATTCGAGTTCCCAATCAGGAAGGTGACGGACCATTAGTTCCCATGCTTCACCCTCTGTAAAACCTGCAGAGGCAAACGAGTTATACAACTCGTGTGCTTGATGTGCATATTCTTGGAGTGGCGTAAAGAAATCTAGTGGTAACTCTTCACCCTTTTTCTTTTTTGCCATGCGTCTCCTTGCGTAGAAGGGGCGGTTTCCCGCCCCCTCTACTATGTAAACTAGGAAGCGATGCTTGACTTCGTCTGGATGACGTAGCGGGCTTCTTTACGGTAGATGTTCCAACCGATAAGAGCCTTCCAGCCAGCAGGACGGAAGCGCATCAACTTGTCAGTTACAGGACCGATAACGGTCTTTGGCTCGTAAGAAACAGCCTCAACAAGAGCCTGCTTTCCGAGAAGAACCGTTGCGTATACCTTTGAAGTACCAGAGCCAGAGATGGACTCAGCACGTGCGGTTTCGACATAACGAACCTGGTCGAAGATACCGATTTCACCGTTCCAGAGGTTAGCTACGCCAGCCTCGGTGTAGGTG